ACTTGGTATGATAGTGACCAGTCAAAACTTTCTTAAACCTTTTGAATGGAGATGGGTCCATGCCGTGTTCATTCTTGATACCACGCATCATATCAAACCCACTCAGTTCAAGGTGTGCGCCTAGCACATCAGCATCGCAGGTGCGAACAAAGTTCATACTCTCTTCATAGTTACTCTTGTTAATCCAAGGAAGCATAGCAAACTTGAGACTATCATATTGCATTACTTTTGGTTTTTCAATGATTGCAACTTCATTGATGAAGAAGCCGAGTAGTTCTTTGAGAGAGTTTGGATTATTGGTATCTTTATAATAAACATCATGATTACCGGGAATAATATCCATTCTAATTCCCAGTTCTCGCATAGGTTCGAGAAAGTGTTTTCTATTGTGGTGTAGAGCTTTAATATTGATTGCTTTACGGTTGTCATAGTAGTCACCTAAATGAACAATCTGTTTAATATTGTGTTCCCGCACATAGGGGAAAAATACTTCATCATAAAATTTAGCAGCATTATCAAGAAAGATATCACCAGAGTTGCGAATGCCGCAATGGGTATCGTTCAGTAGAGCAATTTTCATATTATAAAAAGTCCGTTACATCAGAGTCATTAGTTTTACGAATACGTTTTTTCGGTAATATATTTTCCATAGTATCAAAATATTCTTCGTCTGTCAACTCATCATTTTCATTCATACGTCTTTTTGCTGTCTCAATCGCTGCATAGGCGACATACGCAGAACTAGCATCTTGATCAGGAGCAGCTTCAATCAAGTCTGAGGCAAAACTACTTTCAAAGTATGAGTCTTTAATCTCTTGCTGTTTCTTTTCTTTAGCAATACGACGCAAGAATGCATAGTAGGTAATCTGTGTGAAGTAGGCAAAGGCATTAGGTTTACCTGTACGAGTTGCTGCTTCAATATTATAGTTACGAATAGCACGGAGGCAGTTTTCAATAGCATCCATAACCATCTCATCACGGTATGAATATGAAATGAAGTTAGGTCTATGAGACAAACCTTCTGCAATCTGTTTGAACCCTAGAGCAATGTAGTTAGGAACAACAGGAACTTCTGTGCCGTTCTCTTTACATTCATTACATTCTTTTACATATGAAAATACCGCTTCAGAAAATTCTTTATTGTTAATATAGTTTTCGGATTTACGTTTCATTTGGGTGTAATACCTTTGGTTGATAATATAAAGAAGAGTATACTATAAAATATTATGTATGTCAAGTTATTTTTTTGCTTGACAACTTCTAAATCTTAGTATATAATAAGTTTACTTTCAGGGACCGGGGAATATACCTTAATGGTAAGTTGGTGTATCGTCATCTGATTCTTCTAGAAGGATTTCATTATACTCTTCTTCGTCTTCATCATCAGATTCGGTTAGACTTTTTACCATTTCTTCTCTGTATGTATAATAGTTGTCTACTACCAATTGTTCAGCAGCAGATACAGAAACAACAGAAGCACCAGCTAGGGTCATTACCTTAGAATAATCAGCACCTACCATCCATTTACTAAGAAAAAGAGAACCTTTGATAGAGTTGTATCTAATCTCTAAAGGAACTTCAACAACAAAATAATGCTCATCAGTTCTAGTTACAGTGGTGACAATCTCTTCACCTGTAATTAGTTTAAAAACTCTAGGTATAGGTTCTTCTTCATTATATGTGTCGTCAACGTCGTCATAATCAATCATAGCTTAACCTCAAAGATTTCAAAATCAAACTCTTCTTTTTTGTATATCTTCATACGTTCAATCGCATGAATAAGAGTATAGTTCTTTTTCTGTCTATAGTGCATATCATCCATCAGGTCAAAGAGTACAGTAGTTCTACCATCTTCAGACTTTCTAAGACCACGACCAATAGACTGCAATACTTTTACCTGTGACTTAGAAGGAGAAGCAAAGATAATATTATGCAAGTTTCTAATATTAACTCCTGTAGAGAATGTTCCTAAGCTGGCAACAATAATAGCATTCTTTTGTTTTTCTACAATACCACGGATTTCTTCACGGACATCTGCATCAACTTCACCAGATACATAGAACACTTTTCTTTTCTTGTGTGCTTTGTCTTTGATAAGTTCATATAAAGGCTTGCCGTGCTTATCTACATATTGAAATAGTACAAGGGTATTCCCTTCCTGATCTAACGCCAGATTAGTAATTAGTCTGTTTCTTTTTATGTTACCAATAAGGTAAGAAACTTCATAGTGGTAATCCTTGCTATTGACAATATCCTTAGAGACTTCATCAGGGTATTTTAGAGCAAGAATATTAATCTTTAGGTCTGCTAGTGTATCTTCGTCCATAAGTTTTCGTGTAGTAGTAACTTTATATACTCTGCCGAATAACCCTTCCAGAACAAGTTTGTGCGTCTGTGTGCCGTCTAGAGTGCCAGTAGTGCCTATTCTATACTCTGCTTCTCTTGACTTGTTCATCAGCCCAGACAAAGACTTTGCCTTAAAGTTATGGACTTCATCACCAAAGATACAACCAAACTGCTCAAACCATGTAGAGGGTAACTTATAGATTGACTGCCATGTAGAAATGAATACTCTCTGTGGAATATTATTCTTAGGCATACCAGAATAGATTCTGTGACAGACTTCTGCTGCTTCTAGACCATAGTTATCAAAGTCAGAGAACATCTGCTGAACAAGTGATGTAGTAGGAACAACAATAAGAACACGTTTGTTATAGTGTTCCAGATACCACATCATCAGAACATAGATGATAAGAGACTTACCTGAACCTGTAGGAGACAGCAGAATAGCACGTTTTGACCGTAGTGCCTGACAGATAGCATCAAACTGATAGTCTCTTACTTCAAAAGGTAAGTTTAGTTTCTGAATAAACTCATAGACTTCTTTAGGGTCTACAAGTGATTTAGTATCAGGTGCGCCATACTGATTATCATATTCTACTTCTAATGTATAGTTTCTTGGTTTGATAAAGTCAGACAGATATTCCCAGAGACCAACAGGTAGTTCATTATTGCGGTTATTAAATAGTCTGGTCTTACCGTCCCATTTACCACTCTTATAAGCTGGCATGTATTTGTAACCCGGAGTTTCAAATGAGAAGTAATCTGTCAACTCATTTGAAACATGCGGTTCACACTGGATTTCTAGTGCAGAATAGTTTTTCTGTCTAACTACCAAATCTGTCATTATTTGAGATTAGGTCGCATAGTAGACGGCATTTGGAACAGAACATTAATAGGTCCAGATACTACATCACGGGCAAATACTGCCCAGCAAATAGTTTCATCATCAGGATAATGTTCAATCATATATTCTCTGAAACTTGTTCCTGTTGTATATACATCATCTACAATCAGAACAGGGTCATCAGGATTGCCTGTAGCAGATTCATTTAGAATATCACCTAGACGTTTACCACCACGGGGAATACCTACTGCTTTACGAAACGGACGTGTTTCATACTCTAGGATCATCTTGGCAAGACAACGCCAGTCAGTCACATAGAGTGCATCCATCTCAATCTTCCATCCTAGTTTATTACCAGCATGTGAAATAAACTCTTCGTCAACAAATAAAGCCATATCAATTCCCCGCTATAAACTTTTTAAATTCAATCATATTTTTGATTGTAGAATGCCGCCATTTTAAGTTATTAATTATTTCATCTAAAGTTTCCAACATAGTCTTATAGTAGACAATTTTCTTTTCAGACTTCTGAATATCTAGGTCTGCATCATAAAAATAATTCATGTCTCCCTTGAGAACCTTAACTCCATAAAAGGGGTCAAATTCCCATCCAGTTTCTTTGATTTCATCTTCATGCATCTTACCATTATAGTAACGCCATTTATTCTTAAGCAGAATCTTTTGATCAAGTTCTACTTCTTGGAGACGCAGTTTGGTAAGAGAACGTATCTCCAAATACTTTGCATGGAGTGATGGAGTTTGTCTAGATGCTTCGTCTAGTTTAAACTCAGAGATTTCACAATCTTCTTTCCACATTTCTAGAATGCCATTTAAGTCTAGTTTCATTATAAAGTCCTATAGGTGTAAGGTTTAACTTACGTTAGTATATCACACTATCCTTTGAATTCAAAGCCTGTAAATACAAAAGATGCATTGAATGTCAGGTATTCTACAGAAGAAGCAACAGAAGTCAGTTGCAGACCACTCAAAGAAGTTGGGTTACATCCTTTATATAGGATGCGTTTATTTTGAGTATTATTGCTGGTAAGAATAGCAACAGAAATATCTGCCTGTGTAGGAACATTGGATGTATTTCTACTAGACCTTGCACCTTGTTCAACAAAGTCTTCATTAACCATACCCTCCAACCAATTATAAAGTTCAAGGTATGATGTAATATTTTCATCTAGAATAAAAGTAACATTAAGTTGGGAGAAGTCTAGTGCATCACCCGGCAAACTAACACTACCAATACGAGAGTATGCAACATTAGGTGCTGTCATAGACACGTCTGGATGATCAACAGATTGTGCGAAAAACTCCAAGTTAGGATAGTTTTCTCTGTCAATGATTACTCTAAACCCTGTAGGTTGTAAGTAATTTTTATTAGCAGTTAAGGTTTCTACCATTTATATTCTCCAATAAAAAAAGGGTGGACCTTTCGATCCACCCTAGTATTTATATTGACATTATTATTGTTATATTAGACTTATGCCAAGATGTTGTCTACACGGAAAATACGGTAGTACTGGTTGGTCTTAACTGCTGCAAGACCATCACGACCTTGTGTAAATCCATCTGGATCAACGAATGGGTTCGATACCATGCCGTAACGGGTCTTGAAACCAATCTTAGGCTGGAAGGTGTTCTCACCAATCGCACGAACCATTGTTAATGGAACGTATGGACAGTAGAATACACCAGCATCATATGCGTTAGCACCCTTGTAACCAACAGTTACATAGTCTGAAACTGCATACGGATCAATGTATACTTTCATCTTACCGTTGAGTACACCAGCAAATGTGTTGCCTGTGTCATCTACGTTAAGAGCAGTGTTCATTGCAGGAGTGTAGTCCAGCATGCCAGCAGCAGCCATTGCAGATGCTACATCAGAAGAACAGATGAGGAAGTTACCACGTCCACGTCTTGTGTCCTTAGCAATCTGGTTTGCTTCACGCTCAAGTTGGAAAATAAGTCCCTTGAACTTCTCTACAGACCAACGACCATCAGCATCTACGTTAAGGTCAAAGATACCTTTTGTAGAAGTAGAACCAGTTACAGTAGTTGCACCAGTCTTTGCTTGAGAGTTAATGGTTCTGATAACTTCACGGTTGATTTCCGCAAGGACTTCAGCAGACAGAATGTTTGCAAGTT